TATAGTATTACCCGCCACCTCGTATCCGTGTCTTCGTATCGCGCTCCTATTGGCTTAACCGGTTCCCCCACCCGCCGTTACTAAGCACCCGTGCGCCATCTGCTGGGAGTAGACCGGCGTAGGCCGCCCAGAGATGGCCTTCAGACGTCGTGTTGTGCGCAGGCGCGCTCCTGTTCGTACCCGTCGCGGAATTTTCCGTCGCCGTAGACCGGTTTATCGCCGGCGTAGGGTGGGGCGCCGTCGTCGCACGACGGATTCCTATCTTTGTCAGGCTAAATATAGCTACACGCAGACTATAACTCCAACAGCCGGGTCCTCTGTTCAGTTCTTTCCTAAGGCGGACGATTTTGCGGAATTTGTAGCCTTAAAATCAGCGTTTGAGGCTTTTCGTTTCGAATCGTTTACAGTACACATTCGGCCATTGTTTAATGTAGCCAGTCAGACTGAGTCGTGTCCTATTTACGCTGTAGCTCCCTATCATAATCGGCTAACTCAGGCTTTGGATATAAATTCTGTTCAGAGTTTAAATAGGTCGCGTATATATAATGGGACGAGTTCTGCAGTTCGTTCTTTCGTTCCTGCTGTTTTGGGCGCTGTCACATATATTAATAGCAGTTCCGTCGGTGACTGGACAGGTTCTAAGACTACTTGGCGTCCTCGGATGGAAATTGATGAGAAGTCTACAATCGTCCCTCATTACTGTTGTGTCGTGGTTTGGGATAAAACTATCCAGCCTAATATGTCGCAAGCAGTTACAAACCGGCAATATGAAATTACATGCAGTGCTAAAATAAGATTATATACGCAGAAGGGTGTATTTTATTAAATAAATATGTTTCAGATTATTCAAAAAATTTTATTGTTGTCATTCTCCTTTCCAACGGTTTACAATCATATCCAATAAATCTATATATACGATCTAATCCGTAGTTCGAGGTAATCCAGATTCGTTTACTAACAAAGTTTTCGTATCCTCCTTTAACGGGGACTCTATAAGGGTATCTATCGCAGATTTTGAGCGTTTCGTCGTATTTAATCCGTCCATAAAACTCGTCGATGACCACATTAGGCTGTCCACAGTCTCCCTCCCACCACTCTCCTCGTGGCTTGTAGTAGGTATCTTCTCCTGTAGCTTTGCTTTCTTCGCGGGCGGCTCTGGATTTTCCCAGTCCGGTAGCTCCGTAGTAAAAGAACACTTCGGTCTTAAAGTCTCGCTCTCCACTTCCATGAGCGATTCGTATGTACTGTTCAATTCCTTTGAAATATTTGATATACGCGACCGGGAACTGAACGGCCAGTCTTTTAAGGTTCTTTTCTCCTCCTTCAATGCAAGAAACAACTTCTTGGAGATCAGTTCTAGCTCCTTGATTACTAGGCTCTCCGTGCATCCATATCTCGCCAGATTTAGAACAGTATGTCTTATTATCGAGATCCGTTCCTTTAGCTTTCTCAATGTGCGCTCGTCCTCCAAAAAGTGCCCTAACGCTGTTGAATCGTTTGGGTCGCTGCAAATTGCTGTAACACAAAAGGCGTCCCTCACTGTCTAGGCGTTTAACACCACACACTCAACGTATGCCGCGAGCGGTAGCGAGCGTAGCCTGCCCAGACTATCCAAGCGTGTACTTACCAAAATCCCTGCAGATGTTTTGTTCCAGTAGTAGGACAAACCTCTCGACCAAATATAGCAAATTTACATAGCTCAGTGAGGTCTTTCTGTAAGCGAGGGAGTTCATCTTCGCTGTAATTGTTGAGTGTCCAACAGAAGCGTCTAATCGATCCGTTTGCCATTTCACGACTGCGGGCCGAAAGCGGCGCTAGGCGTAATCTCGAGGTGGCGG